TGTTGTCGGCGTCGATCAGCCAACCGTCAATTTCCGTGATCGCCACTTCCATCCTCCATCCGGCGATATTGCCTGATAGAGGTTGTTTGCACTATGCAAACCGGGTGGTCAAGCAGAAAGTTTGCGTTCTGCAAACGGTGCGGTTTAGTCGCCCGAGAGGATGTACCGTATGCCTTTGCCAGCCAGAATCACAGCCGCGCCGAGCATGGCCACGAAGGCCCCGAGATAATTGAACTCCACTGGATAGGGTCGATCGTCGGAGCGTACCACAGGGAAGAGCGTCCCGACCTTGCTCCACTCGCCGCCGCGCTTTTGATCATCTATGACAGATTGGACATCAGCGCGGGTGGCGTATGGCGGCCCCTCGATCTTGTAGACGTGGCCGTCCTTGGCCTCAAAGGTATATTGGACGATGCCGTCTTTATCAGTCGGCGTGGATGCAGGGTGATCAGCATCCCAGGATTTGATTTCGTCCATACTAGAGAAGTGCGCATTGGCGTTGCTAACGGTTACGAAGGCGGCGAGCGCAATCACTCCCACGCCAGCCGCCGAGCAAGTCCACTGCGCGACGTATCCCAGCCGCTTGACGGTCGTAGCGCTCTGGCCGGCGCTCGGCCAAAGCCATGTGACCAGGTTAGCCATCGGTGCCTGTCCGCTCTAGGGCGGTGCTAGTCCTAACGACCTGAAGCGCATCGCGGCGCAGTTGCTTCAATGCAGCGGCTTCCTCTGGCGGCATGAACAGTTCGTACACCGCGATATTCATCGCGTCGGCGATGGCCTGCGTAAGCTCGGGGCTGTAATCCTGCCGCGCATTCACAAGCAGGCTGACGGTCGTTTTATCTAGATCCGCTTCACGCACAAGCTGAGCTTGCGACATTCCGAGATAGGCCAGCCATTCGGCCAGATACCAGTTGGTGAAGCGCACGGGTCGCGAGTGAGCCATGCGCAGATGATACCGCGCGCCGCGCCTCGTGGCGTTTGCGCAACGCAAACTTCGTGGTTGAAATTCCGTTTGCGATATGCAAACAGTGTGCATGGCCGAAGCAGTAACACCCACTTCGTTGGCAAGCGCCGCCGGGATCAGCATCCCGTACGCCAGCCAGATCCTTGGTGACAAAAGAACGCCGTCGCGCGCTCTCGCCATCCACATCTACCGCCGAACTGGCTGGAAGACTTCCAACATTGCAAGCCTGACAGAGCAGCAAATCGACATGCTGGAGCAAATCGAGGCGGCTGCGTGATGCTAGCGCTTTCGCATCCGCTGCACATTGGTCGGCGCCAGCACCAAGGCCGCGTTGATGGCATTCGCTTTTCTGAGGTTGGCGGCGAACACACCCCGGCTGAGAGCAAGGTGAACACCGCCGCCGCTGTCGGTAATGTGGATATGCTCTCCCTTGATCTCATAGTTGAGAACCGCGTCGACCAATATCGCGCTACGCATTCGAACCCCTCCGAACGCTCCCGCCTTACATGGCGTGGAACACGGCAGGCTAACCTATGTTGGTATGCGAGCGCAACAGGGTTTGCGGTGATCAATCTTAACGATCGCAGCACCTTAACCTGCATCAAGGCGAGCGCAGCATGACCACTCCCACCAAGCCTGTGAGCGGGGAGGGGGCTGCGACCGAGCATGTCGTCATCGTGCATTTCGATGAAGACGGGCAAATCAACTATCGTGTGTTCGGGGACGAGCGCGTGCGCCTCTTCATCGTGGATGACCGGGCGCCGAACGACCGCATCTACGAATGGCTGAGCAGGGAGGCCCCGGCTGAGCTTCGCGCACTCATCCCAGAGGGCGCCGACATCGGCAGTTCCGAGGACGATCGCCACGCCGCAATCGCCGCACGCATCAATGCGATGCAGGATGGGCGCCGTCATCTCGCGGCAGTCTCAAGTGACGGCGACGCAGCATGATCAGCCTCACACTCGGCCTGACCATTGGCATCATCGTCGCGACCGCTGTGATCGTCGCCATGTGCTGCATCATCGTTGGTGCTGCTGCCGACCCTCTTTCGCGCTTCGATCGCACTGACGAGCTGACGAGCGATGCCGAGACGCAGCGCTCTGTTGGCCAAGGGGTCGAGGGGAAGAAACATACTCATTTCGGGAGTGCATCTAAATGACGCAGCGCAGCAATGTCCTTCCGAAACGGGTAGGGCCAGACGAAGCGCGTTTCGGCACGCTGTTCGTCGCCGGGCTCGCCCGGGTTGCCGCCAAGATAGGGAAGGGCACCCTTGCCGATCGCATGGGCCGCACCGTCCGCAGCCTCGAAAACATCATGGCAGGCGGCTCCACCTCGGGCAAGGCAATGTGTGACGCGCTGCTTGCCGATCACACCGCTCTGGACGAAGTTCTGGCGGACTACGGGTTCAAGCTGGTCCCGCTGACGCTCGACGCAGCGAACGACCTGAACACCGCCGCCGGTCTGCTTGATGGCGCGACCGAACTGGTCCGCAGCCAGCACGACGGCCACCGCGATCATTCCGAAACGCTCCGGGTTGCCGACAAGCTGCGCCCGCACCTTCCCGCCGCGCTCGCGATTGTTCGGGAAGCCGATCAGATTCGAGGTGTGGCATGAGCAACTGTGGCCCCTGCGGCAACTATCTGTGCACCCGCTACGGCTGCCAGCGCACAGCGCCCTGTAACCCTCCCGGCATCTACCAGCTTCCAGTCCAGCCGCGTGGCTGTGTTTGCCCGCCGGGCTCTGAGCAGACCTGCAAAGGCACTGCCTGCCCACGCCAACCGATCAAAGCAGCGGAGTGGTCGGCATGATCACCCTATTCCAAACATGGCTAGCCAACCGAGCGGCGAGGGGGTTGGTGGCATGAGGCTGTCAGCTTCCAAGGTCGCACGCATGCATGCTGACCTTCGTCCAGTCGCCGCCAGCATCAACGAGCTGGCTGGTAAGCATGGTGTCGCGCCGTCAACGATCGCAAAGCATGCGCTGTTGTTGCCGGTTCCGCTGCCGGGATTGTCTGACTGGAACGCAAGGGTGGCGTCGCTGTGACCCCGATATTCCACGTAGACGCGCCCGCCGTTGCCGATGCTGGAGACGAATTGTCGATCCAGGTCGCGCTGCGCAAGGCTTTGAAGGCCCGCGCGCCGGGCGTCGCGTTTGTCGCTGTACCCAATGGCGCGCAGCGGACAGCGTGGGCGGCCATGAAGGCCAAGCAAGAGGGCCTGGCTGCAGGTTTCCCGGACGCCCTTATCTTGTGGAAGGGTGGTTACGCCTTTCCCGAGATCAAGGCGCGATCCGGGTCGCTGTCCGATCAGCAACATGTTTGGCTGAATTACCTGACCAACGCCGGGCACCCCTGCGGCGTGTTCCGGTCGGTGACTAGCTGCCTGTCATGGTTGGCCGGCCTTGGCGCACCGATCGACATGACGGGCCTGGAGTTGGCGGCATGATTGTGCATCTCGATGGTCGCAAATTCTTCGTGGAGTTTTTCGAAGACGGTCGCCCAAAAGCGATCAAGGAAGAGAAGGTCTACGATCCGGGCAGGCCGTGGGAAGCCACGTACCGCCCGACATATTGGCACCATTCCGCTAAGATTGGTGGACCCAGGGCGTTGCCCAACCGGATTCTCGCTGAAGCCGGGAAGGTGGTCAAATGACCGACGCCTTTGCCAGTTACGGCGACGCCGCCGCGCCCGTCTTCGCCGACCCGCGCGCCGATCGCCGTAAGAAGAATCCGAGCGCTCTAGATCTGAAGATGGAAGAGCGGGCGCGGCTGTCGAAAGCATACCGAGCCCTGAAGCGCTTGGAGCGCATCGAGATACTGAAGGCTGAACCGCGGCTGCTGAACTTCATGCGCTACCTGCGATCAGTCAGCGCCGACCAGGCGGACGAATTGCTGAAAGCTATCGAGGCGTCAGACTGGCTGATGCGCGCGCCGCAGTCCGTCCGCGCCTTCGCGCTGAGCCGCATCGCACGCCGTCAGGAAAAGATCAGGCTGACGCTCGGGCTGATCCCGTTGGACGACCCAATGCCGCCGGAAACATCCCTATTCTTCGAGGCGCAAAAGCTGCTGCGCACTGGCGGCGTGCTGTGACCAAGACCGACCCTTTTGCAGACTACGGCTCCAAGGCCACTCGACAAGCGCCGGAGCGCCTCGTCGGCCCCGCTAAGACACGGAGCCTGTTGCGCGACCGCTACGACCTAGCAGCCAAGGAGCTTCAGGCTGTCGCGACGCCGCAGGCCCTGGAAGCGGCCTTGGAGGCGCACAACAGCACGATCCTGCAAATCCACGCCGAAATGGAATTCCTCTGGCTCGGGGACGGCAACGATTTCCTCGGGCTGGAAAAAGAAATCGAGCGCGCAAGAGCGCGTGTCGATGCCGGGCTCGACCTCCCGCGTTGGGAGCCGCGCCCAATCCACAGCGCCGATTGGGCGCTTTGACCAAGGAAGTAGAAACATGAACGAGATGACGAATGTAGGACAGGGCGGCGCGCTGGTCGCGCCGGGTGGTTACGACCCCTTTGCCGCGTATGGCCAGGAAGCCGCCAATGGCGGCGCGTTCCTGAAGTTCTCAAAGGGGGAATGGCTGCTCGGCCAGAATGACGATGAGGTGGCGCTTGGCCGTCGCCTTGCCGCCAACATGGATGAGTTGTCGATCGGCTGGATTCGCTGGGCCGATGGCAAGCCCGTCGAACGTCGGCTTGGTCTGCTGGCAACTGGCTTCAAGCCTGAATTGCGCGAGGCTCTTGGCTTCGTGGATCAGGAAAGCTGGGAACTGGACGAAGAAGGTCGTCCGAAGGATCCGTGGAACTTCACCAACGAATTGCCGCTGGCGGATCCCGATGACGGCGAGCAGATGACGTTCAGCGCTTCCAGCAAGGGCGGCATCGGTGCGGTCGGCAATCTCTGCAAGGCCTATGCCCGCGAATACCGGGAGAAGGTCGGGCAGGTGCCCGTGATCGAACTCGGTCGCGACAGCTACAAGCACGCCAAATACGGCAAGACCTATGTGCCCGTGCTGACGATCGTCGGCTGGGTCGAAAACGGCTCCGTGCCGCTTCCGGCCGCAGATGGCGGCGATGAAGATGAAAAGCCGGCGACAGACAAGGCCGCCGCCGGCTCGAAGACCCGCTTCTAACGAGACTTCGGAACCGTGCGCTGTTGGAAGCGGCGCACGGTTCCACACCCAAGGACAAGCCCAACGTGCGCAACAGGCATTACACGGCGACGGCTGACTTTTTGAAGCGTTTCTTCGGCGAGACGCTTCATAACGTCGAGCTGCGCGCTTGCGCTAACGAGCGCGGCCCCGGCGCGCGATCGGTATTCAGCCGCAGCGAATCCGAATTGATGGGCTTCGTCAAAGCCAACGATAAAGACGGCTGGGGAACCTATTTCGGAACCTGCACCCGCCGGCTGGAGGTTGAAGACGGATCCGCGCGCAACATTGTGGAATGCCCGGCTCTGTGGGTCGACATCGATTGTCTGGATCAGGGGCTTAGTGGTTCAGAGACGCTCGCCGCACTCCAATTCCTCCCGTTCCCGCCGACGATCGTCGTCAATAGCGGCGGTGGGTTACATGCATATTGGATACTGGAAGAGCTTGCGGATGTCACTGAGGGTTCGCATTTACGCGAGCCGATCGTCCAAGCCCTCCGTCAGCTCGCGCACATCTTGGCCGGTGACAGCAAGTGCGCCGACCTCGCCCGCATCATGCGGTTGCCTGGATCCTATAATTCCAAGCCCAAGACGGTCGCTCTCTATGAAGGCCTGCCGGCGCTCTGTGAGGTGGTCGAAGACACCGGCCGCGTCTATGATCTAGAAGCGCTGGTCGAATGGCTGGCAGAGCAGCGGGCCGTGCTGCATGGTGCCAAGCCCGCACCGAAACCACTTCGCGAAGACGATCCGTTTGTAGCCTACGCCCGATCGGCCGGCTACGAACCCGCGATCGACATAGATGCCGCTCTCGCCGCAATGGAGCATGGCGGGCACGGATCCAGCAGTATCCACGCGACGCAGCTTTCCGTATCCGCATCGATGATCGCGCGCGGCTATGATGACGACGAAATTGTCAGGCGCATCATCGAGGCCACGGAGGCCAAATGTCCTGCCGGATCCACGTGGAATTGGTCCGCCGAGATCAAGGCCGTCGAAACGATGATCCGCACTGGTCGTGAAAAGGGGTACGACAAGCCCCGCGAGCGAGTGGCGGCAACGTCCAGTCAGCCACTTACGAACGGCAATGCCGCGCTTAAAGTTGTCCATCTGGAAGACGAGCGGGAAAAGCGCGCTCCCAAGCCGGAGAGCAATCGCGCGACGACTGATCAGATTACGCTATTAGGATCCGCTGCGTTGTCGGTCTGGCAGGATCGCTACGGGCCGATCATCCACAGTCGTGGCAGCACATACGCCTATGAAGATGGCGTTTGGTCGCTTTGGGATGAGCAGCACGAGCAAATGCTGCGTGTGCTGTTGCAGGAGGCCTGCGTCAGCATCGGTTTGGCGCCAAAGCCTGCGCTGTTAGGCGGCGCAACGCTCTATTTCATGAACCGGCCGAGCCTGTTGGTTCGCGATATCGAGTTTGATCAACACGGCCTGATCGTGGCTGGCGATGCTGTCATCGACCCGCATAGCCAGGAGATCAGCAGCCACAGCCCCGATCATCGGGCGCAGTTCAAAGTGGGCGCCAATCTGGAAGGCGGGCGCGAGTGCCCTGCGTTCCTGAAATTCCTTGAAGACAGCTTCGGCGACAAGGATCCAGACGAAATCCCCCACATCATCCGCACGATCCAGGAGTGGTTCGGCGCGAGCCTCGTCGCCAACAAGAGCAGGGCGCTCGCTAAGGGTATGCTGGTCTATGGCGGCAGCCGTACCGGCAAGACCCAGCTATCGGAGGTATTGCGCGCGCTTCTGGGCCGTTCGCAGACAAGCGCTACGTCGGCCGCCGATATCGGAACCGACTTCGGCTTGCAGGGCTTCCTGGGCAAGCGCGGATGGGTCGCAGACGACGCGATCGGTCAAGATGAGTTTCTCGACGCGGAGCGGTACAAGAAGATCGTGACCGGTGAAGAGATCGGCGTCCGGCGCAAGAACCGCACCGACATCATGGCGCGCTTCGGCTTTCCTGTGATGCTCACAGCGAACCATCTGCCCAAGATCCGCGACCAGTCCGAAGCCGTCTATAATCGCAGCCTGGTGCTGCCCATGACGTGCGTGCGGCCTGAGCATCTCCCTGAGCCGATCGGCTATCACTCGATCGCCGCCAAGGTCGTTGCTGAGGAACTCACTGGCGTCTTATGGTGGGCCATCGAGGGATGGCGGCGCTTGCAAGCACGCGGCGTCTTTACGCCGCCTCCGTGCATGACGAAAGCCGTCGCCGACCTCCAGGACAACAACAACAAGGTTGGGGCCTGGATCCGTGAAGCCGTGGTGATCGACCCAGCTTCCAAGGTCGCCTGCGCCGATCTCTTCGCGTCGTTTGCCGGCTGGTATTACCTCGAAAATGGGGATGGCAAGTTCCCCTGGTCGCAAAACGGTTTCACCCGCCGTGTGAAGGAGGCGATGCCGCTTCTTGGCTCGCAGGCTGGCGCCAAAAACCGCAATCTGACGGGGCTTAGATTGACCGCGGAAGGCCTAGAATATTGGTCGATCAATGCCTCTCGCGACGCCCGCGATGCGCCCAAAGGGGCGGCACTGGATCAGTTCGCAGTCAACCAGGATTACCAAGCCGACCGCGCCGAACGTGCTGCCCAACAGCACCAGGCGCCTACCATTTTGGACAAGGAGCCACGGTTTTGAGCAAGACGGATAGCCTCAAAAAGCGTCTCGCAACCCTAATCCGAAAGCGTCTTGCAACATTTTATGGCCATAACGGCCGTAAACTTGCAAGTCACTTCGGGCCTTGCAAGACGCTTTCGCAAGTCGTGTTTATGGCGTTTTCGGCAAAAGCGTCTTGCAACAAAACGACCAGTTTTCAGCGACATGGCCAACAATGCAAGACGGAAAGACGCTTTTTATCTCTATTAACTCAATACACACATGCGCGCACACGCGTATATGTGAGGGCTAGTTTTTCTCGATTTTTCGCAAAAGCGTCTTGCAACGCTGTGGGGCACTCGTCGTGAGGTCGCCGGACGCTCGGCTCGTTGCCGACTGCCTGGCGATGGTCGCGCCGGCCGAAGCCGCCTTCCGTAGCCGCTGGAGGCTGGGTACGCTGGCGCGGATCGATGCCGAACTGCATCGGTTGTTGGTTGAGCAGCTAGACCTGTACAACGCGGCGCTCGTCACCGGATCCGATGTGGAAGCGCGGCAGCAGTCGGAAGCGATGGTTCGCGGTTGGCGCGCAGCCGTCGCAGCCCTGGAAGCCCCGCTTCAGGCCGACGATGCGTATCTGGTCGGCTTCGATGCCAATACCGGCACCCGTGTCGTCATCGCCGAGCAGACGGACGCCGTGGGCCGCGTACAGAGCGTTGCCGGCGAGCGGGTGTGTCTGGTCACGCCGGACGAGGTAGCGCGCTTGCTGGCCGGCTGCACGATCCTGGCAGAGGTGAAGCAATACTTCCCCGACGCCGAGATCGTCAGCACGTCTGGACCCACCCCTCAAAAGGACATGGCAGCGTGAGCAAAGTCGGACACCGGGCGCACGCACATGCCGATCCCCAAAGCATGGGGGATTGGATAGGGCTGTACCTCTCGGACTACGGAATGGACGGCCGCCGCGCTGTTGCTACCAACGTGACATTCGAGCAGGCGATCGACGGGCAGTACACGCCACCCACTCTCCGCATACCCCGAGAGAACGCACAATCCCTGATGGACGACCTGTGGCACTGCGGATTGCGCCCGACGCTCGGCAAGCAGTCCGAAGGCGTCACAGCGGCTCAAGGGCGGCACCTGGAAGACATGCGCGCCGTCGCATTCGCCAAGCTCAACATCGAAAAGCCAATATAACTCAAGGAGTAACCAATTACCATGGCTAGGGGCGGGGCAAAGCGTAAGCGGGCGCGGGTTCTTGAAGCTGTAATCGACGCGACGCCAGAACGTCTGGCCAAGGGTGACGAAAGCATATTCGTGGATCCAGCCAAGATCGACAGCAGCGAACAGCGGATCGGATACGTCCGCCAGTTCCGCAAGGAAACGCGGCTAGACCAATGGCACCGCCGGCTGATCATCTCACAGCGTCAATACGCCGCCGGCCACGAATACCGCTCGCTTCACATGCGCGCCATCGCAACCCCCAGGGTCGTGGCGTCCTATGGCGAGCGCACAACGGGCGGAGAGACAGACTATGGCTTAGCCCGCACCGATGCACAGGCTCGCGCACGATCGCGCTGGCGTGGCGCTAGGGAAGCCATACCGCGCGACATGATCGCATTCCTCGACCGGCTGCTGATACACGACAGCCTTCCGCAATACCGCGGCCGCGCTCAAATGCGGACGTTCGCACAGACCCGAAACGCATTGGACGCGCTCGCGCTTCATTTCGAAACAGCCTATTGATTACGGGAACACAATCTGCTATCGAACGCCATATATCGAATTGCGTCTGAGGACAGGCGCTCTGTTCAGGAAGAGGTCGCCGGTTCAAATCCGGCCCGCAATATACCAGCGACGTGGCCACGACCCGTTGGGGATAGCGGTAGAGCAGCCCGGTAGCTCGCTTCCACATTCATTAGGCCCGGCGGCTTCGGCTTCCGGGCCTTTTCTCATTCCGGGCGTGGTCGTTCCCCTTACCGAACACACCCGGCCCGCCGCCATTCCATCCGACGCGACACAGACAGCTTCTTAGCCCTGCGGTCGGCACTGATTGAGCGGCGGGGAAATTTCCAGCAACCCAGATCGGCCCATTCGCTAGCGCGGAAGCCGAGGCGAGGTAGCGATCATGACTGGTGAAGATACACCACAAGAAACACCGCGTAATCCAAACCTGATGCCTCCCTGGCAGCCAGGGCAGTCCGGCAATCCGAACGGACGGCCGAAGGGTGCGCGCTCAAAGCTCGCAGAGGACTTCTGCCAAGCGCTGCTAGACGACTTCGCAAAGGGCGGCGCTGAAGCGATCCTTCAGATGCGCGACAAGCAGCCGAACGAATACGTGCGCGCCATCGCCTCGATCATTCCGAAAGAGGTCGACGCCAATCTGACGGGCGATATCTCAGACGACGTTAAGCGGTGGTTGGGGCTGAAATCCTAGAAGCCGCCCTAGCTCGTTGGCCTGATAAGCGGGCGCGACTGGCTGGCGGTTTCTACAAGATCAAAAACAAGCAGGGCGAAACCGAGCCGTTCTGCATGAATGAGGATCAGGCTCGGTTCCTTGACGAGCGCCACGGCATGGACGTGGTTCTCAAAGCCCGGCAGAAAGGGTTCACGACCGTCATTCAGCTAGACATGCTGGATGATTGCCTGTTCGTCCCGAATACGGCTGCTGGCGTGATCGCGCACAACCTGAACGACGCGAAGGCGTTCTTCGCTGATAAGATCAAGTTCGCTTACGATAATCTGCCCGAGGTGTTCCGCGGCGTTGTCAGCGCGGCACAGGACGCCGCCGATTCGATGAAGTTCAGCAACGGGTCGAGCATTCGCGTTGGCACGTCGCTGCGTTCTGGCACGCTCCAAAGGCTCCACGTCAGCGAATATGGAAAGCTTTGCGCAAAGTACCCTGAGAAGGCGCGGGAGGTCCGCACAGGCGCATTCAACACAGTTCAGGTGGGTCAGAACATCACTGTCGAAAGCACGGCTGAAGGGCAGGCTGGGGACTTCCACGACATGTGCCAGATCGCGCAAGCCAAGGAGCAATCGGGGGTGACCCTGACGCCGCTCGATTTCAAGTTCCATTTCGCGCCGTGGTTCACGACGAAGGAATATCGGCTTGATCCGGCCAATGTGACGATCACGCGCGAGATGGAGGAATATTTCGAGCGGATCGAGGTCGCGGCTGGCGTCACCTTGGATGACAGCCAGCGCGCCTGGTACGTCAAGAAGGCCGAGCAGCAGGGCGAGGATATCAAGCGCGAGTTTCCTTCTACGGCGAAGGAGGCGTTTGAGGCCAGTGTCGAGGGCGCGTATTTCAGCACGCAGATGACGAACATGCGAAAGCAAGGACGCATTTGCCGCATCCCGGTATTGGACTCGCCGGTCTACACGACATGGGATCTAGGTCTGGACGACAGCATGGCGATCACGTTCTGGCAGGATGTCGGGATGGAGCGCCGCGCGGTCGATTACTACGAGAACAACGGCGAGGGGTTCGGGCACTATGCCCGAATTCTGACCGAGCGAGGGTATCACTACTCCGGGCATTTCATGCCGCACGATGCCGATCACCGCATGCTTAACGTGAAGGCTACGACCCGCCGGCAGGAAGCGGAATCTGCCGGCATCAAGCCGATCGAAGTGTTGAAGCGCATTCAGACGGAGCAGGACGGCATCGAAGCATCGCGGACATTCTTCCCGAACGTCTACATCGATGAAGTCCGCTGCGCCAAGCTGATCAAGTGCCTCGATAGCTATCGGAAAGAATGGGACGACAAGCGCGGGGCGTTCAAAGACCACCCGCTGCATGACTGGTCCAGCCACGGATACAAGAGTTTCGAAAGTGCGGCGATCAGGCCGGTTCCTGTCGCCCACCAACCGCTAGACCTTGGCAACCTGATGAAGGGGATAGTTTGATGCTACAGCCCCAGACCAGTGCCCAGGTTGATGACGAGGGCGAGGAAGGCCCGGCGATCGACACGGAAATGCTGGTCGCGGCGCTGCGTCGTGAGGCCAATGCGGCACAGAGCGAATACGACCGGCTGAAGCTCGATCAGCAGCTCGCCCTCGATTATTACGAGGCCAAGGAGTTCGGCAACGAGGTCAAGGGCCGCAGCCAGGTCATCCTTCCCGACGTGCAAGAGACGATCGATTACATGTCGGTGTCGGTCCTGCGCACGTTCGTATCGGGCGATCGGGTTGTCGAGTTCGAAGCTACTGATGAGGAGTCAGAGCAAGGCGCGCGAGAGGCTACAGCGGCCATCGGCTTCAACTTCATGCGTCAGCAGGACGGCTATCGCGTTCTCCACGATTGGTGCGTCAGTGGGTTGTTGGAGCGCTACGGCGTCGCCAAGACCGTGCTGGTGGTTGAGGAGAGGGTAAGCCACCAGAAGGTTGAGGCGCAGAGCGAAGAGCAGCTTCACTTGATGATGGCGCTCCAGGGCATCGACGGCGAGATCGAGAAGCAGGAAGACGGCCCGAACGGCCCGCAGTTCACGATCAAGACCGAGCGCCGCGAAAAGCGCTTCATCGATATGCCGATCCCGGCGTATGAGTTCCGTTTCAGCCCGCGCGCCCGTCATGAGGATGAGGCGGACTATCTCGCGCATGTGAGCCTGAAAACGCGGTCGGATCTGGTCGACATGGGCTTCGACCGCGATCAAGCTTATAACCTGCCGTCCAAGTCCGCTCCGCTCGATTACAGCACCGATCGCGACGGGACGGGATGGAATGACCCGGAAAGCACGACAGCGCTTCAGCATGTCGAATTGTGGGAGGAATACGCCCGCATTGACCTGGACAATGACGGCATTGCCGAGCGTGTCAGGGTGTTCCGTGTTGAGAACGAAATCCTGATCGACGGCGAGACTGGCAAGCCATCGATCGAGACGGTCGAAGAGCAGCCGTTTAGTGTCTTCTGCCCGTTCCCGCGTCCTCATCGCTTGGTTGGGTACAGCCTTGCCGATAAGGTGATGGACATCCAGTTTTTCCGGTCGACCATCGCCCGGCAATTGATGGACGGCATGTATAACGCCAACATGCCGCGTCCTGTCGTGAGCGACCAAGGCTCGAATGAGCAGACGATCGGGGATTTGCTGTCGCCAGTGCCGGGCAGTCCTATTCGGGTGAAGACAGCCGACGCGATCGTGCCGTACAACACGACGTTCGACGTTGGTAAGTCGCTTACCGTCATGGAGTGGATGACGGGCGAGCGCGAAAGCCGCACCGGCATTACGCGCCTCAACCAAGGGCTCGACGCCGACGCGCTGAACAAGACCGCGACCGGTACGGCGCTGATGCAGGCGCAGGGCCAGCAGCAAGAAGAATTCATCGCTCGCAACCTTGCTGAGGCATTCTCGCGACTGATGGCGAAGAAGTATCGCCTGATGCGCCGCGAGGCTGACCCGTTCAAGGTGAAGGTCGACGGTCAATATGTGATGGTCGACCCGGCTAATTGGCCTGAGGAAATGAATGTCACGATCCGCGTCGGGCTCGGCTCAGGGCGCAAGGATCAACGCATTCAAAACCGCATGTCGCTCGCGCCGATCATGGCAGAGGGTTTCCAGGCGAAGAAGGTCAGCGACAAGAACATGTTCAACATGTTCGATGGCTTGGTTCGTGACATGGGCCTTGGCCAGGGCGATGATTACTGGATCGATCCAGACTCGCCAGAAGCTCAGCAGGCCGCACAACAGCAGGGCGAGCAACCACCGCCCGATCCGGCAATGATCAAGGTGCTGAACGACCAGCAGAACGCGACCGCCAAGCTCCAGATGGACCATGAACGCAACATGGCCGAGATCCAGCTAAAGGCGCTCGACCTTCAGCAGACGCACCAAGGCAACGCCGACGCGGCGCAGGCCAAGCTTATCGCCGAGCAATACCGCACGAACACTGAGGCGCAGTTGGACACGTATCGGACCAACGTTCAGGCAACGGTCGCGATGCACGCTAATGCCACGAAGGCAGCGCAGATGAAGAAGAACCGCGACGGGGGCAAGCTCGATGCGTGATATTACCGCATTGCGTAGCCATGATGGGCAATGGATCGCCAGCTTCGCTGACTGCGCATATCCGAACGTGAAGCGCCCGACCAAGGAAGAGGCTGTGTCTGCCCTGAAGGCAAGAGACGAAGCGTTGAGGGCGGCCCATGCGTAAGCTTCTCGACTGGATCGCCGCCAAGCTTGGGTATTTCCCGCGCGAGTTCAGCCGCACCCGTCATGGCGCAGACGCCGTTGAGCGTGGCCAGCGCTGGGAAGCGTTCTATCGCGAAGAAGGCGGATTGGCCGACATGATCGGCCGGCTGCGTCGCGACTATTTCGAGAAGGTTGCCGATCTCAAGCCCGGTGACTTGGAAGCGTTGCGAGCTTTGGCCATGGCCGATCGCATCGCCCGCGAGATCGAGAACAAGGTGCAGGCCGTCATCGATACCGGCAAGATTGCCGAGAACGACGCGCAGCACACAGCGAATGTCGCCTCCATCAGGCGATAGTGCCGCCCTACGGGGCTCAATGAGAAGGAAACGTCATGGCCCATCCGGAAGCTCCGGAAGCCGTTGGCGCGCCTGTCGACCTGGACAGCGTGACCGCGGCACTTGGTGAATCGCTGGATGCCGACGACGGCATTGTCAGCAATGAGACTGAGGCGTCGGGGGAAGGGGAGATTGATCCTCTCGACCTTGAAGCCGAAGGTGAAGGTGAAGCGGAGGGTGAACCGGCAGCGCCGGCCATCGCAGCCCCCGTCAGCCTGACAGCCGAAGAGAAGGCCCGCTACGCGCAGCTTCCCGAAGAAGCCCAGCAATTCGTAGCCGAGCTGGAAACGAGGCGGAACGCGCAGGTTCAGACTGCGACCACGAAGGCGAGCGAGGCCCAGCGCATTGCGGAAGCAAACGCAGCCACCGCCGACGCACAGGCCCGCCAGCGCTATGCGGCGCAGCTTAAGGCCTTTACCGACGCCAACGCGCCGCAGCCGCCCGACCCGGCCATCGCCGAAGTCGATCCCGGCCAATATATTGCCCTAGACGCGCGCTACAAAGCCGAACGTGCCCAGTACGATCAATTCGTGCAGCAGGTTCAGGCTTTCGAACAGCAGGCATCGACGGACATCGACCAAGCTTTCGTCGCTCAACGCGACCGAGAGCTCATGGCGCTCCCTGAGGTTCAGAACGAGGCCACCCGCGAAGAGTTCTTCAAGAAGGCGATCGACGTTGCGACGACGCTCGGCCTGCAGTCAGACGCCCTCAACGGTGCCACTGCGGCAGAGTGGCAGAAGCTTCGCCAGATCCACGACTGGAAGGACAAGGCGGGCAAATTCGATGCCGCAATGAGCCGCAAGATGCAGCGCGTCCGCCAGGGCGGGACGAAGACCATGAAGCCGAACGCAGCCCAGCCAGCAGGCAGCGCGAACGGCCACGCGCTCGTCAAACAGTTCGAGGCGAAGCCCAGCCGTGACACCGCCGCCGCCCTTGTGGAGGCAGCGCTAGGCTGACCAGCCCCGGTTCCACGTCGTGAGACGTAAACCCTCCCTTAGATGGACACTTCCCCATGGCAGTACCTTCAAATACCGTCCAGCGCACCGCTCTCGTCGGTGTGCGCGAAGACCTGATCGACAAGATCAGCAATATCGACCCGACCGAAACGCCGTTCATGAACAACATCGGCTCTGGCACCGCCAAGCAGACGCTGCATGAATGGCAGACGGACAGCCTTGCCGCAGCCAGCGGCACCAACAAGGCGGTCGAAGGCGACGACGCCGTCAACGATGCCCGCAGCCCGACGAAGCGCATGGGCAACTACACCCAGATCTCGCGCAAGACGGTCCAGGTGTCGGATACGGCGGACGCGGTCAACAAGGCCGGTCGCAACAAGCAGATGGCCTATGAAATGGCCAAGGTCGCGCCGGAACTTCGCCGCGATATCGAAACGCGCCTTTGCGGCAACTACGCTGCGGTTCCGTCAACCTCGTCGGTGGCGGGTGAAGCGTCGGGCGCAGTCGCGATGATCCGCACCAACGCCTCGCGCGGTGCTGGTGGCGCGGCGTCAACCTTGTCCGGCACCACGTCGGGCTATGTCAACGCGGCGGCGACCAACGGCACGCTGCGCACCGTTACCGAAGCGATGCTCAAGACGGTGATGCAGCTTGCCTGGTCGGCCGGCGGTAAGCCGAAGATGGCGATGATGTCTGGCCTCATCAAGCAGACGTTTTCGACCTTCACGGGCATTGCTCAGCAGCGCCATGAGGTCGGGAGCGGCATGGCCACGATCATCGGTGCGGCTGATGTGTACGTGTCGGACTTTGGCAACGTCGCCTTTGTCCCGTCGCGCTTCACGACCGGCCGCGATGCGATGATCCTCGACCCGTCGTTGTGGTCGGTGTGCTGGCTCCAGCCGTTGCAGGACAAGCCGCTGGCCGAAAATGGCAACAGCACCCGTCGCCTGATGTGGGGTGAATACACCCTGCGCTGTGACAACGAGCTCGGCAACGGCGTCATCGCCGACATCCAGCCGTAATGACTTGGGGCGGGGGTTTCGGCTCCCGCCCTTCATTCCCAAGGGAGAATCATAATGGCTGACGTAGCCACCAAGGAATATGTCGTGACCGAAGGAAACTTCGTGTCCGATCCCGAGAGTCCGCTAGGCCTCCAGAAGGGTGCCGGCGAGTTCGTTGCGCTGACGGCGGATCAGTACAAGGTGCTGAAGGCGGCCAAGGTCGTCGAGCCCAAGGACAGCTAAGAATGCGGCTGCTGTCCGAGAACCCCTTGAGTGGGGTGAAAGTCTATCACGATTGGGACGACGACGCGCAGCAGCACATTTTTCGCACCGATATCGATCGGATCGTGTCGAAGGCGGTGGTCGAGCGCAACAAGGCCATCGAGGGCCACAACATGGGCAAGGAAATGCGCCTTGCCGCGTCGATCCCGCCAGAGGTTCAATTCGAGTGGTTGGACAAGTTCGGGATCGAGTTCTGGAATCCCGCCCACGCTGATGGGGTCAAACGCCTCCTGAACAGCAACGAATACCGATACCTCCGCGTCAACCACTTCATGCTTTGAGGGGATAGCCGATGTCTATTGCGCTAAACCTCTCAGCAGCGGCAGCGATCACCAGTTATAGCGACCTGATCGATGAAATCCGCGATATGGTCGACAACGCGGCCTACCCGCAAAGCGCGATCGACAGCGCTATTCGCAAAGCTGAGGCTCATTTCAACCGGGTCTTTCGCACACCAGAGATGGAGACGGTCGCGCCGCTGATCGTCACGACGGAATATTCCAACGTCCCCGAAGACTTCCTTGAAATGCGGTCGATCCGCTATGCCGCCGATCCCTGCCGCGATCTGATCAGCTATAGCCCGGCAGGTTTGTACATGACGTATCGCGGTGTGTCGGGAAGCCCACAGGGTTACGCGATCGAGGGCCAGCGCCTCCGCTTCGGCCCGGTCGGTAATGCGACGTTCGACATGCTGTATTTCGCGGCGATCCCGGCGCTCACGATTACTTCGCCGAGCAACTGGCTGCTGGACAAGCACGCCGACCTCTACGTTGCCGCGACGCTTTACCACGTCGCCCGTCGTGAACGGGATAGCGACGGCGAGGCGCAGGCCGGCAACGAAATGCAAGAGATCATCGCGTCTATCCAGACCTCCAGCGCAAAGGCGCGTTGGGGTTCGGGACCGCTGACGCCGCAGGGTATTGGACAGGTGGCCGGTGGCCGCGCGTAAGTCGATCACCTATCCGGCATTCCTTCCGGACCAGCTTGCCCGAAATATTCTGACGACCGCGGAGAACGTCTATCCTGCGGCGGATGGCGGATATCGGGCGGTTGCCTCCTACACTCCGGTAAGCACCGCCTTGCCAGAGACGTTCCAAGGCGGTGCGGCGTTCGTGTCGTCGGCCGGCACGGCGTATCTGCTGGCGGGCACGGCAACGAAGCTGCAACAGCTTACGGGCGGTACTTGGTCGTCTTTATTGACGGGCCTTAGCGCGCCCAATCGCTGGAAGTTTGCGCAGTTCGGCGATCACGTCGTGGCGGTCAACGGCAGCGCCACGCAGGACGTAAACCTGACGGCGGGCACGGCGGCTGCTCTGGCTGCTGCGCCAACGGGGACAGGCGTTGCGACGGTCGGGGACTTTGTCGTCATCACGGAAGCTGATGGCAACAACCAGTTGGTGAAATGGTCGGCATTCAACGACCACACTGCTTGGACGCCAGCGGTAAATCAATCTGGCTTTCAGCCGATGCTCACCGGGGGCGATATCAAGGGGATTGCTGGGGGCGAGTACGGCGTCATTCTCCAGCGCTTCCGCTTGGTTCGCATGGAATTGTCGGGCGATGCTACGGCGCCGTTCAACTTCTCAGAGATCACACCAAACTTCGGGTGTGCATCAAGCGGCAGCATTGCTCAGGCGGGGCGGACGATCTTCTTCTTTTCCGATCGCGGATTTGTCGCCCTGGATGATGGCACGGCGCTTCGCCCGATCGGCAACGAGAAGTTCGACCAGTCCTTCCGCGATAGCGTTTCGTCGGACGCATATGAGACGATCTGGAGCGCTGTCGATCCCAAGCGCTCGCTGGTGTTCTGGGGCTTTGCAGGGTCGCCGGGGCGCATTTGGGTCTATAACTGGGTGCTGGATAGGGCATCCACGCTGAGCCTGCCGAACAACGGATTTTTCGCCGGCTATTCGTCGTCACTGACGCTGGAGCAAGTTTCAGCACTTTACCCCGATCTGGACGCCATGCCGTACAGTTTGGACGATCCGCGCTTTCAGGGCGGCGATCCTCGCTTGTATTTCGTCGGGCCTGACAATTCGATTGGAGCATTGTCAGGACCTAAGCTCGCGGCGACACTGGCGATGGGGCAAGTGGAAATCGCGGGGGAACGTCTATCGATCATTCGCGGGGCATGGCCGATCAGCGATGCGACCGATGGGACCACGATCACCGTTACCGCACGGCAACGCATGGGTGACGACGGCGTTACCACGTCATCTGGGTCGATGCAGCCATCCGGACGCGCTCCGCTGCGCTGCAAGGGGCGGTATATCCAACTCGTGCACAAGGTGGCAGAGGGGACGGATTGGACCTTTGTGCAGGGCGTGGAACTGGAATTGGAGCCGGGGGGGCTGAGGGGTGGCTAACCGCCAGCTTGTCCCGGTCGACGGCAAGGGGCTCGATTGGCCGCGCAAGGTGGCGGCGGCGGCGACTAAGGCCGCAAACGACATTGATGCGCTGCAAACCGCCTCCGCGAACCGGCTGCAACACCCGTTCGAGGAGCTGGCGGCACCACCACCAAGCCCGACCGAGGGCCAGACTTACTACGACACGACAACCCACAAGGTCCGGACCTGGAACGGTACGGCCTGGATGGATCATTGGTGAGGTGACCTAATGGCTATTTCGACTGCGCAGTATAACGCGGCACCCCCGACACTGGCGGATGGAGCACAGGCCCCGCTAAGCATTGACTCTGCCGGCCGGCTAATCGTTGCAAACGCCTCCGATGTACCCGGCACCGCGTCCACCAATCTTGGCAAGGCCGAAGATGCAGCCTCTGCATCAGGTGACACGGGTGTCTTCACGCTCGGCATTCGGCGTGACGCTCTGGTCGTTTCGACCTCTGCGGCCGGCGACTATAACGAATACGCCGTCGACAAATACGGCTCGCAACAGGTCAAGGACTATGAGAAGCAGGCTCGGACCTATTCCGCATCGGCGAATATCACCGTAGCGGCGGCGGCCACTGATATCGCTATCCTGCCGGGCAGCGCCACGACAACCGTGTTCGTTACCAAGATCATCATTTCTGGCATTCAGACGACGGCGGGCGAGGTTGATCTCCAGATCATCAAGCGCAGTACAGCCAACACCGGCGGCACGTCTGCTGCAATGACGGCTGTTCCACACGACAGCGCGGACTCAGCAGCGATTGCGGCACCATTATCGTACACTGCCAATCCAACACCCGGAACGACTGTCGGAACAGTTCGCCGGGTATATATTCCGGTCAATCTCGCAACCACGCAGGTTTATTCCGTTACTGTCATAGAGTTCGGGGATAAGGGCAAGCCGATCACGCTTAATGGCGTGGCTCAGGGCTTGGCTGTAAACCTTGGCGGAGCCACGCTGGCCGGCGGTACAGTCAGCGTCGTGTACGAGTGGTTCGAGATTTAAGCCCGCTGGAAAGCTACGGGCTATACCGCTCCGCTTTCCACGACCTTCTCGACCCACGTTTCTACACCATCGAATGGATCGATCAGGGCGTCGCCGGAGGTAAAATCACCGCGCTTGGCAACGAGCACGCCTGCATCCTGGTCGAGATCAAGACATACCCGGCCGGCGGCAAGGAAGTCCATGGCCTGTGCGCTGCTGGCGACTTGGCGATGATCCTCAAATTGATCGGCGATGCGGAGTGCTGGGGCCGGTCGCAGGGCTGCATCGTCGCGAGCGTGGCCAGCCGCGAGGCGTGGGTCAGGGTTTTGGCTGATCGTGGCTACGCGCCTTTTCAAATCGAAGTCAGGAAGGAATTGTGCGATGGGGCTTAGCTCAAGCACAACGAAGACCAGCACAAAGCCGGTATACTCACCCCAGCTTGAAGGCGCGGCAAACAACGTTTCGAGCGCCTATAATGCTGCGGCACCTGGCATTGCGCAGTCGGCAAGCGCGATCGGCGGCATGGTTCCCGGCCTGCTTGATAAGTATACCAACGGCGACCCGACCGTGAACGCCGCAGCGTCGTATGATCGGGACGTGCTGAGCGGGAAATACCTGCACGGCAGCCCTGAGCTCGATGCGATCGTCGGGCAGACCAACGACCACACGCGAAACGGTCTGGAGGCGTCGCTTGGCACGCGCGGGCTTACGGGGGGCTCGGCGTTCGGCGACATCATTTCGCGCGCCCTGGCCCAGAATGAAAGCGGCCTTCGTTATACCGATTACAACAACCAGATGGGCCGGATGGATGCGGCAGCCGCGAACGCGCCCGGCCAAGCGGCTGCCAGCTACCTTCCCCTCACAGCGGCCATCTCGGCAGCCCAAGCCCAGCAGGCGCCAGTACAAGCGGCGGCGGGTCAGGCGTCAGCAGTCGGTGGGCTGCTCGGACAGTACACAAACACGACACAGAAGAGCAGTCCGTCTCTTGGCTCGCTTATCGCGTCTTTGGCAGCCAGCGCCGCGCAGGCTTATGCCGGCGGCGCGTTCGGTGGGGGAGGTGGCTGATGGCTGGTATTTTCGGCGCGCGGATGAAGAAGCCGTCATACTTCTACCCATCACCATTGCCGGCTTCGGCCCCGGCAGACAATGGGGCCCCGTTTTTACCATCGGCCTTTCCGGTAGCGCCGGGGACTACAGGGTCTGCGCCTACGCAACCGGCCGGACCTAGTTTCAGGAAGCCAAGCACTCTCCAGTCGATCGCCGGCATTGTCGGCGACAGCCTGGCGCAGTGGCAGGGCGGCCAGCCGATCTTCGCCCAGACGCAGGCCATGCGCCAGAAGGCGGTGTACGACGCCGCGATGGCTCAACGCGAGCGCGCGAACAAGTATGCCGATTGGCAGCAGCAGTACGATTACGAGGCCGCGCACCCGAAGCCGGGTAACAACGACACCGCGAACGATTACAACTTCTACGCTGGCAAATATGGCAAGGACTTTGCCGACAGTTGGGCGAAATTCAATGCCGCCAATATCCGCCAGCCTGACGGCACCTATCTTCCCGTTTCCGCAGGCTGGGGCGGTGGCGACCAGACGCCAGCCGCTCCGCTCGGCGCAACCCTGCCGCAGGGCTATACGATCGATCAGCCAGCCGCCGCGCAATCGGGTGGCGCTACGCCCACAATCCTTCCGCGCGTCAATGCCAGTCAAATTCGCTCGTCGTTCGGCAAAGGCCCTGAGGGCGACGCGCAATTTAGCCGATGGCTTGCAGCCCATAACGTGACAGTCGGGGAGCGCTAATGCCGCAGAATATCCAAGAGGGCGCGACCGCGACGGGGCCTGATGGCCACAAGATCGTGTTCCGTGGTGGCCAGTGGTATCCGGCGAGCTCCGGCCCTCAGAGCTACGGCACGCCCGCGCCGGATTATCAGTACAAGGCGCCCCAAGCGCAGGCGGAGGTGGCAAAAACACAGTCCACGGCTGCGAACGAGGCCGCGAAAACGCCCTATATCGCCCCACAGGCGAGCGCGGATGTTGCTAAAACCAATGCGGAAGTCACGAAGCTTACGCAAGACACGTCGCGCGGCCCTAGCGTTGATGAGGCGCGCACCAAGGCAATCAGCGCATATTGGGCAGCGATGCAGCTTGGCGACCAGATCCAGGCCATGCGCGATCGTTTCAAGGATGGTCCTGGCGCGACTTCGGGGATTTTTGGGCTTGAGGACTATTTCCCAACGACCGCCAATCAGCGGTTTGACACAGCAGCGAATACGGCGAGGGGGAACGTCGGAAACGCTTTCGGGTTTACTGGCGGCCAGCTTAATACCCCCCGAGAATCCGAGCAGAACATTGGCCCCTACCTTCCGAGCTCTTGGGATAAGGATCAGGTCGCCAGCGACAAGATGGACTATCTCCAGGGACTCCGTGATCGCGCGTTGAGGCAGGCAGTCGCTCAGCTCGGCGGCATTCCCGACAAGAACGGGAGAGTTACGCCGGTCCCGCCTGATTGGGAACCATCCAGCACGCAACCTTTGGTCATCAATCCGGGTCCGGGTGCGCCTCCTTCAAAGCCAATGCCAGGCGCCAGCCCTGAGCGTCCGGACGGTAGCGCTCCGCTCGCGGGCGGGACATCGGGCGGCAATACCATGTCGCTGTCGCAGGGCGACTATACGACTAAGCTTGTCGACCCCTCAACTTCCGTGCAAGCAAGCTTTCGCGCACTGTTGAAGACTGCCCCCAACGAAGAAAAGCTCCGCGCTTGGGGCGCTGCCAACGGCTACGATATGAGCGATTTCATCGCCACGCGTCGCAAGAATCCGGGCGTCGGCGCGTCGCTGGGCAAGACTGTTCAGCGCGTTCCGCTCGATTGGGCAGACGCCAAGCTCAATAAGATCGCGCAATCGCCCCTCGGCGCGGCTGGGATTGGCGCGGGTGACGCCGTATCGTTCGGAACACTCGACAACATGACCGCTGACCCGGCCATGACCCGCCTCATCATGGATCGTTCGCGCGCCGCCCACGGCCCCTCAACCATGATCGGCAATATCGCGGGTGGCGCACTGGCCGCAGGTGGCCTTGAGGGCAGCCTAGCGGCCGGCGCGACGCGTGCGGGCATCGGAGGTGCCGCCAAGTTCGCCCCGCTGGCTGCTGATGCGATCTACGGCGCCGCTTCTGGCGCGGGTGGCGCGGACAATGGAAATAGGCTTGCCGGCGCTGCATTGGGGGCAACCTTGGGCGCTGGGGGTGGCGCAGGAAGTCGCGCCGTGGTGCGTGGTGCTGGCGGCGCTATTGGTGGCGTGCGTGACGAAGCAGTGCGCTCGCTGGCGGGGGAGGGTGTTCCACTAACGCTAGGGCAGGCCGTCGCTAACAGCGGAGTAGTCGGCAAGGGCATCAAAGGCATTGAAGACGCCTTTACCTCACTTCCGATCATTGGTGATGTTCTCAGTTACACACGTAATCGCGGCGTCAAAGCCTTCAATCGCGCGGCTTTCAAGGAGGGCCTTTCGCCGATCGGGGCGGAGGCGCCGAAGTTTGTCGCGGAAAAGGGGGTAGAGGGCGCCCTCGGGAGCGTCGGCGACGCCTACAAGTCGACCTTGGGCGGCAAGACGATCTCGCTTCCGATGGGCGCTAATTCCGCCTTCGCCCAAGCGCGGGATGCGGGGTTCAGCAATCCTAGCTATGGTTCGGACGTTCGCTCGCTCTACGATCGCAACATCGCGCCGCTGATCAGTCCAGGCGGCACAGTCTCAGGCGAGGGCTTCCAGTCGCTCGACCGCTCGCTAGACGGCTATGCTCGCAAGTATGGGACGATCGCAGATGGCACGCCGACTTCTCCGCCCCAGCCTGGCGCGGAAGCGCCGGCCGAAGCCTTCGCAAAGATGGGCAATGCGCTGGACAGCGCCGTTAACTGGTCCGATCCGTCGATCCTGCCGCAGTATCAAGCGGCGAAGGGTGCGTACCGCAACACCATGGTCCTAAAGGATGCTGTCAATAGGGCTCGCAATGGCGGCCTGAGCGGCGAGACTGGCGTATTCATGCCCAGCCAGCTTAGCGATGCGGCAGCGGCAAACGCGCGCGTGTTTGGTGGCGGGCAGGGAACGACCAATCAGCCGTTCTTCAATCTCACGCGCGATGCTCAAGGCGTGCTGCCGTCGAAACTATCGGACAGCGGCACGGCCAAGCGCCTGCTGATCAACTCGCCCCTCTTTGCTGCGGCGGGTGGCGGCTATGCGTCTGGAAACGATACGGCTAGCACTGCTACTACCGGCACGCTCGGCACACTCGGCGCGCTATCGTTGCTCTCCACCCCGGCGGGCCAGCGGCTATTGACCGGGGCGGTACTCAAGCGCCCTGAGTTTCTGAGGCTCCTTGGGAGCCGCGTGGAGAACGCCGCCCCATAC